TAAAGAAGTACAAGATAGAAAAGATGCCGATAATGTTCTTCAAACAAATATTACTGCTGAAGAAACTCGTGCTAAAGGTGTTGAGCATACACTTCAAGACAACATTGATGCTGAAGAGTTGAGAGCAACAACTGCTGAGGGAACATTACAATCAGCAATTGATTCAGAAGTAACTGCTCGTCAAACTGCTGATGAAACATTACAAACAAATATTACAGCAGAAGTTACAAGAGCAACTGGTGTTGAAAATCAATTAAGAACAGATTTAACTGCTGAAACAAATAGAGCAACAACTGCTGAGGAAGAATTAGAAAATAAAAAAGCTGATAAATCAGATACTTATACTAAAGCTGAAATTGATGGTAAATTATCTGGAGGTATGCATTTCAAAGGAACAGTTCCAACATATAATGAATTACCAAATAATCCAGAAGTTGGTGACATGTACAATGTTCTTGATACAGGAGCCAATTATGCTTGGAATGGAACAATGTGGGATAAATTATCTGAAAACATTGATTTAAGTAATTATGCTACTATTACATATGTTGATGGTAAGTTATCTGATGAAGTAACTGCTCGTCAAACTGCTGATGAAACATTACAAACAAATATTACAGCAGAAGTTACTAGAGCAACTGGTGTTGAAAATCAATTAAAAACAGATTTAACTGCTGAAACAAATAGAGCAACATCTGCTGAGGGAACATTACAATCAAATATTACCGCTGAAGAAACTCGTGCTAAAGGTGTTGAAAATCAATTAAGAACTGATTTAACTGCTGAAATAACTAGAGCAACAACTGCCGAAGGAACACTTCAAGACAATATTGATGCTGAAATTCTTGATAGACAATCTGCTGATACAACATTACAAACAAGTATTACAACTATTAATACAAAGGTTGATGGAGAAATTCAAAATAGAATAGATGCTGATACAACATTGACAACCAACTTGAATAAAGAAATTCAAGATAGAAAAGATGCTGATAGAAGTTTACAAGAGTCTATTACACAAGAAATATCCGATAGAACTCATAGTGATGAATTATTATCAACTAACTTATCAAATGAAGTTTCAAGAGCAACAACTGCTGAAGGAACTTTAACAACTAACTTAGCAAATGAAGTTACAAGAGCAACTAATGCTGAAACTGCTTTACAAACAAGTATCACGTCTCTTGATTCAAGAATTGATGATTTAGAAGATGATATAGCAACAGATATTTCAACAGCAATCAATCAAGTAAAAGCTGATTTAACAACAGAAGTTTCAAGGGCAACAACTGCTGAAGGAACATTACAATCAAATATTACTGCTGAAGAAACTCGTGCGAAATTAGCAGAAAAAGATTTACAAACAAATTTAACTCTTGAAACAAATAGAGCAACAACTGCTGAAAATGCTTTATCAAACAGTATTCAAGCACTTGATGATAGAATTCAAAATAACATTACAACAGCTATTCAAGAAATACAAAATGATTTAGACCAAGAAATACAAGATAGAATTGATGGAGATAATTCTATCCAAACTGATTTAGATACATTTAAGACAACAGTTTATACTAAAGATGAAGTTGATGCTAAAATGTCATCTCTATTTGAGTATAAAGGTTGTGTTCATACCATTGATGAATTACCAACAACTGGAAATAAAATTGGTGATGTATATAATGTTGAAGATACTGGTTCAAATTATGCTTGGAATGGACAAACTTGGGATAAACTTTCTGAAGATATTGATTTGAGTGGTTTATTAACTAAAGAAGAAGCAGAAGAAATATTTGCTTCTAAGAATGATTTGGAAGCATTAGATGACAAATATGTTTTGAAATCTGGTGATACAATGAGTGGTTCATTAACAATTAATGGAAGTATGTCTGGAGCATTAAATACAAATGCTACAATAACTGCTGGTAATAATGAAACAGTTTATGAAGCATCATTGAAATCCATTCGTAAATGTGAGAATGATAGTAACAGAGTTAATGAATCCAAGACTTATGTATTGAGTTCAGGTGAGACAATAATTTCACACAATCGTGGTCAAGAAGATTCTTATATAATGTTCGATGCCACAAAATTAAAATATGGAACTGGAGAACAAAATGGTTCAAGAGTTTCTAATGTGTATGATATAATGACAAGTAAAGATACATTCACAAAAGAAGAAGTGCAACAATTATTTGCTCAATTTTTAATTGATTTAAATATGAGTCAATATGCGACTAAAGAAGATTTGAATAACGTTACGAGAACATTTGTTTATACACAAGCACATGCTATTGATACTTGGGTTATTAATCATAATTTAAATAATTATCCTAGTGTTGTAATAGTTGATGATAATGGTAATCAATTAACAGGTTCTGTATGGTATGCTGATAAAAATAATATTACAATTACGTTTTCTCAACCATTTGCAGGGCGTGCTTATTTGAACTAATAAATATTTGTATATTATAAGGAGTATTTAATGGTCGCAAAAAAATGGAAAGTTGACCTTGACTTATGTGGAAACGAGCTTTTAAATGGTGTATTTCAAAATTCTCATACCGCTCCTACTAACCCTAAGAATGGTCAAGTTTATTATGATTTAGAAGATAGCCTATTTAAAATGTACCAAAATGGTTCTTGGGTTTCTTATACAACACCTTCAGATGTAGCAATTGCATTAAGTGATTATTACACTAAGTCTGAAGTTGATACTAAAGACCAAGAAGTTAAAGACGAAATCTATGGTAAAATTTGGTCAAACGTTGCAAATCCAGCAAATGGGCATTTTTATACAAAATTAACAAATCCTCAAGAGGGATATGCTTTATTATTCAATGAATCAGATGGAGGTGGTTCTCAAGTATTTGATAAAACAGCAAATACATTATCTTATGTTGGTGCTAATTTAGATGAAGGTCATGGAGCAGACACCGGAGCAGTTAATATTCAAATCTATTCTGTTGACAAGACTTCAAAAATTGGTGCTAGATTAAACACTGCTTCAAATGGTATTTTCTATACTAATGGTAAAGCAAATGCTTCTTATACAGTAGATGATGAAATCGTTACAAAGAAAATTACAAACTCATTAGCATCTGACATTGATGATTTACAATCACAAATTGATTCATTTGACCCATTACCAGACCAAACTGGACATATTGGTGATGCGTTATTTGCTAATGGAACAACTGGAGAGTGGTCTCCATTACCAGTTGCTTCTACAACAACTGCTGGTATTATTAGATTAGCAACTTCTTCAGAAATTTCCACTGGAACAGCTACTAATGTTGCTATTTCTGCTAAAGATTTAGCTGATGCTGTTTCAGATATTGATGCTGATTTAGCATTAAAAGCTGATAAATCAACAACTTATACTAAAGATGAAGTTGATGCTAAAATGGTTGCAGCTTTTCATTATAAAGGAAATGTTGCTAGAGTTGGTGATTTACCTGTATCAGGAAATGTAACTGGCGATGTTTATAATGTTACATCAACTGGTGCTAATTATGCTTGGGATGGAGAGAATTGGGATAAATTATCAGAAACAATCGATTTAACACCATTTTTAACAAAAACTGAAGCATCATCTACTTATGAAACTATTGCTAATGTTGATTTAATTGAAGCAGATATTACAGCTTTAGACGGAAGAGTTGATGATTTAGAAGATGCTATCTCAGGAGCTGTTAAAAAAGAAGTTGTTATTCAATCATCTGCTTTAACATCTTCTGGTGGAGTTGTTACTTGGAATATTTCTCATACATTAGGTGAAGATGTTTCAATTACAATGAAAGAAATAGCTACTGGAGAAGAAGTTATCGGAAGTTATATTTTCGGAAATAATTCTATCGTAGTTAAGATGAACATTGCTGAAAATGTTCCAGCAAATACATTCAAGGCAATTATAATAGGATAATTTCGGTAAATACTTTTAAGGAGATGGAGTATCCCCACACTCCATCTCCTTTCTTTTTTATAAGGAATATCAATGACCAAGTTTTTAAATCTAAGTAATGATTCAACATTTGAAAATAGTTCTCCATATATTGCTCCTACTCAAAAAGCAGTTAAGGAAGCATTGGATTTAAAAGCTGATAAATTAACAACTTATACAAAAGACGAAGTTGATGCTTTGATAGAAGATATTCCTAGTGGTGGTGGAAGTGTTACTCCTCAAGATTTGGAACCAAAAGTTAATAGGGATGAATTAGCTGATGTTGCTTTAAGTGGTTCATATACAGACTTAGCAAATAAACCAATTATACCAACAACAGTTTCAGAATTATCGGACTCAAATAATTATGTATTGAACTCATCATTATCAAACATTGCTACAAGTGGTTCTTGGAATGATTTAAGTAATACACCAACAACAATTGCTAATTATGGTATTACTGATGCTTATACTAAGACAGAAATTGATGGTAAACTAACCTCATCAATGCATTTTAAAGGAACAGTTGCTAATTATGAAGCATTATCAAATATTACTAATCCATCTGTTGGTGATATGTATAATGCTTTAGACACTGGTTCAAATTATGCGTATGATGGAACTAATTGGGATAAGTTATCTGAAAACATTGATTTAAGTAATTATGTAACAACAGATGGTATTGAAGCTATTGTTGGAGCAATTGTTGAAGATGAAGGTTTGATTACTATTAATGATATACCGACTAATGTTTCATCATTTACAAATGATGCTGGTTATTTAACACAACATCAAGATATTAGTGGTAAGGCTGATAAAGCAACAACTTATACCAAAGCTGAAGTTGATGCGTTAATAGAAGATATTCCAGGTGGTGGTTCTGGTGGAGTTACAAGAGAAGAAATGGAAGAAGCCATTGAAGATTTTATTACTCTTGATAATATTCAAGCAGGAAATTATGTTACAGTAACACCAGATGGTCAAGGAAATATTGTTATTGATTCAATATATAGTGGTGGAAGTCAAGTAGACTTAAGTAACTATTATACAAAAGCAGAAGCAAATAAAGCATTTGGAATCAAAGCATCTGAACATACTCATGCTAATAAATCAACAATTTTAGATTTATTTTCTTTAGATGGAGGAGTATTAAAATGGAATGGAAACCCTATTCCTATTAATCCAACATCTGTTGAAGAAACTATGGATGGAACATATGATAATCAAGAAATATTTAATACAGGTACAATATGTATAGAAAATGACATTAAAGTTATTTCTCAAAGCATTGTTTATATGACAAATCCTATGCCACCAACACAAAATTTAGAAGAAGGTGAAGAAGACCCTAATACAACTTACTTATATGTATATAACAATGATTACCTTCTTGATACAATTATTTTACCACCAACATCAACACAAGGTTATGAATTACCAATTATTAAAACAATCAAAATAAAAGCGACAGGTAGAGTATCATCACAATTGATTATCTCTGGATATTGCTACTAATAAATAATTAAAAAGGATACATAATGCCAATTTCATCTACCACATTTAATTATAACGTTGCTAAATTAATTGATACTCCTTGGAATACAATTATTAATGGATTGAATTATACTAAACAAAATCTTGCTCCTTTGTCTTTAAAATATACTTTAGCAAACAATTATGATTGTGGTATATTATTAAAAGAATATGCTGGTAATAGTCCTATTGCTGGTGTTCCTATGGAAGATTTTTCTTGGAAAAATGCTGTTAGAGATTATGATGATTCTAATAAGTATTGGATATGTAATACATGTCATAGAACAAGAAATAATGTTCAACCTAAATATTATTGTGCTGAAAAATATATTGATGAAAATGGCTTTGAATATTCTAATATAACAAATGCTTATTCAAATGATACGCTTTATAACAGTTCTAAAATAATATATCAAGATTCTTCAATATTATTAATTTTAGATTCTTCTATTGACGATAATACATTTAGTTCAGTAACTAGATATGGTAGATTATATAGATATAAAAAAGAAGGTAACAGATTGGAATTTATTACTTCATCTACGATTGAAAATTCATTTATTATGCCAGTGTTTATTGAAAATGGTTTTTTATATTATATAACCCATGGAAAATATAATTATTTTTACAAATATGAATTATCATCTGGTATTAACAAGTATATTACAAGTTATACAAGTAATGAAAATGGTGTTTTAACAACATATCCATCAAATTTTGTTAATAATAGTACATTTTATGTTAAAAATATGTATAGTGGAGAAATATTAAAATTAGTTCTTAATGATGCTAGAACAACTTTAACTCAAACAGTAATGACAAAAAGTGAAAACGATATTTGCTATAGTTCTACTACTTCAGATTTATATCATGGTCATTTAAAAAACTTTTGCCATGTTTATGAAGTAAATAATGTCCAATATTTAGCTTCAATATCATTAAATTCATATTCGGCTACAACAAGTATTGATGATAAATCATATATTTTATTATATAGAATTAATGGGAATGAACTTAATTTAATTCAAAAAATAAGAATAATGGGATTATCATTTATACCTAAAAATGATTGGAATAATTTATTTGTTGGATGTACATCTGGATTAAAATCATTTACTTGGGATTCAATAAATTGTAAATTTATTGAGAATCCTTCAATAATTACAACAATACAAACATTTGGATTTGATATTGATGAACGTTTATGGATTATGGATTCAGCTGGTTCAATATTAAGATATACCTTTAATCAACCTGTTACTGTTGATTATAATTTTGAAAAACAAAGATATTATTTAGGTACTGAAACAATTGAATCATATGTTGATGTAAAAGTTTTAAATTATATGGGTGATAATTTAACATCAGCTGTTAAATTAAAAGCTGTTGGTAACTTTACCTTTATAAATAATCAAAAAGAATTAGAAATAACTTTAACTTCTGAAGGATATACAAGAATTCCTGTATATATCAAAGGAAGTGGAAAATATGAAATCAAAATTTAAAAAGGATTAAAAATATGAAAATACTTTCTTCAGAAGATAAATTAAATAGTCAATATATTATACCTTTTATTGATACTTCTAAGCATTTAATTATTAATACGGTTCCTTATGTTAAAGAAACTAAAACGCCTGTTCCATTTAGAAATATTGTATCAAAAATGTGTGACAGAACTCTTTATGGTAAAAAATCTTTTCAACCATATGATGAAAAACAATTTTATAGTTCAAGTAATACAGCTGGATTTTATACTGATTCATATTATGCAAATTATTATGCAAATTATAATTCTCAAGAAGCTATTGTTGATAATAATGATTCAAATATAACTTATGTAATAGAAATTAAAAATTATCCAACAAGTGCTACACATAGAAATATGATTATAAAAAAAATTACTTCTACAAATGATAATATATTAGTTACTGATTATAATCTTGGTGGTGATTACGCATATACTAATATGAAGTGCTCTTATTTAACACAAAATGATAATTATATTTTTGCTTTAATTGATAGATATTACGGTGGTTTAGGAAGTTATTATAGTAGTAGTATTCATTCAATAATGTATAAAATAAATAAATCAACATTTGCTGTTGAGAAATGTTATTGTTCTGCTCCAGGAGGATATACTTCATCATATAGAGATGGTTCATCTGATACAAATTATAATAATGCAGGTTTTTGTAAAGTATTAAAAGAAATGGATGACGGATTAATATTATATTCAATGAGTATTTTTTCTAGTAATAGTAGTACTTCAGGTCCAACAAATTCATATAATTATTCTAATCCTTATGTTAGTGTTGATTATAGATTTTATTCATTTGATACAAATAGAATGACTAGAATATCATATACTTTGGATAGTAATTGTCCTACACCTCCATATAATTCTACAATTTTTAATAATTCATATTCTTCATTTAATACAACATCAATAAAATTAAATAAAATATGTTTACCATCTAAATGTTTGGAAACTGAAACTAAATATTATTTTTATGTATATTCACATTCTTCTTCAAATTTAGATTATTCAGTAGGACCTAATACACTTTATTATTTTGAATTAAACAAATCTGATATTACTACTTCAACAATTTATAAAGTTAATTTAGTATTTCCTGAAGGGTCGGATATATCTCAACTTCCAACAATAGATTCTGGTTCTTATAGTTCAATAGGTGTTCAAGTTTTAAATTCTTGCCGTTATGAAACACAAGTATTTAATATTGGCGGTACTGATTATGTTAATATTTGGTGGGAAGGAATGAATTATTATCCTCAAAATTCAAGAGGTGTTTATACATTCAAAGTAAATCAAGATAAAACAGAAGCAACTTATTTAGGTTCATATAAAGCTGTTGGTGGTATGTTGCATGGTTATATGCCATTAAATAATGATGAAACAAAAATATTAATTTCAACACCAACTTCTTATCATATTGCTATTTTTGATTCAGAAGCAGAAGAATGGAAAATCACTTATGAATCAATGACAACTTTAAAATCGATAGTTCAAACGGATGATAATAAAATTTATGCTTTAACAGATAGCAATGAACTTATTTGTCAAGATTTGGAAGGTGCTACAACAATTGACTTTACATTTGAACAAACATCATATCAATACAATGATTCTGATATTAATACTTATATTGAAGTATGGTCAAAGAATTCAGAAGATGAATATGTTGAAACAAATGTTAAATTAACATTACAAGGTAATGCTGTATGGCAATCAAATGGTTTACAAACACTTACTGTAACAACTTCTGACGAAGGTAAATTAACAGTTCCATTTGTAATTAAAGGTCAAAGTACAATTAACGTTTCTGTTGATGTTGTTTTATAAGGATTTAAAATGTCCGATACATATGGTTTATTTGCATATGGTGATATAAGAGGAACGAATATCGTTGGTGAAGGGTCGGTTGGTATTTATAAGCAACCGATTCCACTAAAAGTTATCGCCAAAAATGTTGAAGTACAAGATACTGGTTATTCTAAATCAGTTAATTACCAAATTCCAACAAAAAGTTACCCAATAAAATCTAAACAAGCATATGTATATGACACAAAAACAAGATATTTTAATGATTATATTGTAACAGTTAATAAAACCGTTACAACAAATGGTTATCCAATGCCTGCTATTTCATCATTTAAAGGACCAACTAAATCAGCAACGGTTGATTTGGTAACTGTTGAAAATAATGTTGGAACTGGTGGTACAGCAAACGTTGATGGAATTACATTAAATCTTGCTGTAAATCAATTTATTAGACTTAAAGTTGATGTAAAAGGTGCTAAGGTAAATGGATTACCTCAAGGGTTTACTTTTGCTAATGATGAAATTACTGGAGCTGGTATGACAGCAGGTAATTATAAATGTAATATTGTAACAGATAATGTTTCTATACCAGTTCGTATTAATATCAGCAATGTGATAAGAATCTCTTAAACAGAATAAATATCTTTATAAAACGAGTTTTATAAGGATATAATCATGATTGAAAAAAGTGAAGTTTATGAAGTTGAAATTACAGGAGCATATTTCGATAATTTGAAAGCATATGCTTATGAAGATTTTGACCAAGAAGATGTTGCAGAAGAAGGTTTGGAAAATGATTTCATTAAGAAAGCTGCAGCTAATGTTAAGTTTAATCAAATGTGTATGAACCTTCAAAAAGGTTTAGATGATATGTTGGATATTGTAACTGAAGGTGGAGACCATAAAACTATTCCTTCAAAAATGTCTTTCAAATTAGTTTATACACAACCAGATGGATTAGTTGTTGAAGTTGATGAATCTGAATATGCTGAAGATGAAGAAATTTTCAAAACTAGAGATGGAAGAGTATTCTTTAAAGGTACAAAAGCTATCAAAAGATTGATTGGTGATGCTTTAGCTCATACTTATAAAGTAATTGCTAACTATTGGTGTCCAATTGTTGAAACATCTGGTTCAGTTCACGGTGTTGTTTTGAGAGAAATTGAAGTTAAGAAAGATTTTGATACAGCTCAAGAAGCTGAATCTGTTGTTACAAAATGCGAAAAAATCGTTGGTTAATTAGTTAATAAAAGGATAGAGGGATGGCTGATGAATTAAATCCAGCTTCATTAATTAAGATTAGAAGAGATAATACTAGAACTTGGAACAGTTTAAATCCTGTTCTTGAAGATGGTGAATTTGGTGTTGAATATATTGATGAAGTAAATGGTAAATGTCGTATTAAAATAGGTTATAATGGTAAACACTGGTTAGAATTACCATATTTTAATTATCCATTAACAATGGATGATTTATCAGTTAGACCTTCTATTAATAATGTTGAATTATCAGGTAGAAATTATACCTTATCTGAATTAGGTATTCAACCTGTTGGTTCATATATTTCAACAGAATTGTTGGTACAAGGATTAGCAACAAAAGCTGATAAAGCAACAACTTATACAAGTGCTGAAGTAGATGGATTGATTTCAAATATTTTAGCATTACCTGCTTATGCTAAAGGTTATTTAAAATGTGATGGTGAAGGAACAACACCATATTGGTATGATTTAAATGAAGAATTCATTGACCAAACTGATTTGAATAATGCTTTGAGTAATTATTACAAACAAGGTGAGATTGATAATATGATGTCTGCTGAAACTTCAGCTAGAGAAATGGCAGACAATACATTAACAGCTAAGACAACTGAATTAAGTAATAATATTACAAGCATTGAATCAAGATTAGCAGATGTTGTTTTTGAAGATGAATTACAAGATTATGTTTCTAAAGAACAATTAGAAGATGACTTAGAAAATTATGCTTTAAAGAGCGATTTATCTGCTAAAGCATCTGCTGAAGAATTGGCATCACATATTAATGGAATAAATCCTCATAATATTACTGCTTCAACTATTGGATTAGGTTCATTTGAAGGCTTAACACCAATTACAATGCCTGTTTCTGAACCACAACAATCAGCATTAAATGAAAAAAGAGATGATTTTGAAATTGGAGAAGGTTTAGCAATTCAACAAATTGAAGGTAAAGATACTCTTGTTAATACTAATCCTTATTATCAAATTAGATGGTATTCAAAAGAAGAAATTGAAGATGACCATAAAGAACCTGAAATTCTTAATCAACCAGCTTTAGAAAAAGTTGCTACAAGTGGTTCTTATTTTGATTTAGTTGATGCCCCTGAAATATATAATTTACCACCAGCAACAAGTGAAACATTAGGTGGTATTAAATTAGGTGATGAATTCCAATTAAATGAAAATGACCAATTAGAATTTGTTGGAGAAGTATCATTAGACTATAATGATTTAGAGAACATTCCTTATTTTGAAGATGTTGATGGAACAATTTATCCATTGAAAGATAGATTGACAGCTCATGATTTAAATCTTGCTGCTGAATCTTCAACTAATTCTGCTTTGAATCTTAAGGTTGATACGACAACAGAAGCATTAAAATTATATGGTACTGATGAAAATGGTCAACCAAAAATTTATGATGTTGATGAAGTAGGTCAAGGTGGTGATTTAAGTAATTATTACACTAAAGAAGAAGCTAATGCCAGATTCTTAACTGAACACCAAGATATTAGTGGTAAAGCTGATAAAGCAACAACTTTGGCAGGATATGGAATTACTAATGCTTATACTAAAAATGAAACCAATCGTCTTTTAAATGAAAAAGCAAATGCTAGTACTGTTACAGAACAATTAGCTGAAAAACAAGATGTTGATAATATTGTTCATGAGGTTCAAGGTGTTCCATCTGGTTCAATAGAATTGTTTTATCCAAGTGTTAAAGCTATTCAAACAGAATCAACAAGAATATTGAATGAAGTTGATTCAAGAATTGCTTCAAGTGCTTCTGATTTATCAGATGATATAGCAGCTGTTGATGCTAAGTTTGATAACTATTATGATAAACCAACAATTGATACTAAATTGTCTAGTGTATATAAGTTTAAAGGGTCAGTTGCTACTTATGCAGATTTGTTGTTAATTGATACACATGATTTACCTGAAGGTTCTGTTTATAATGTTCTTGAAACTAATATGAATTATGCTTGGACAGATAATGGTTGGGACCCTCTTGGTTCAGTTTATGATTTTACTCCGTTTGAAAATCATATTGCTAATAAAAACAATCCTCATGAAGTTACTAAAGCACAAGTTGGTTTAGGAAATGTTGATAACACAAGTGATTTGAACAAACCTTTATCAAATGCTACTATTGATGCTTTATCATTGAAGGCTGATAAGGCAACAACATTAGCAGGATATAATATCACAGATGCTTATACAAAAACAGAAACAGAAACATTGATTAATGATGCTGTTGATTCAAAGGCAGAACAATCTGATTTAGATTCATTAGAAGCACAAGTAAATGCTATGAGTTATTATACTCAAGCTCAAATTGATGCTAAAGAAACAGCAATCAATACCAAAATTGGTACTTTGAGTAATTTAACAACAGACGCTAATACTAACTTAGTATTAGCAATAAATGAAGTTGATTCTCATTCTGATACTAATGCTTCAAATATTGCTACTTTAACAACAACTGTTACAACCAATGATAACAATGCTGTTCATAAAGCTGGTGAAGAAACAATTACTGGAGTTAAGATTTTCTCAAATCTTCATAATTTACGTTCTCAACAACCTTTGATTTTGAAAACTATTGAAAATGAAGGTGGACAAATAGATTTTGAAAAGCCTGACAATTCAGTTTTAACAGACAATCCTTATATTGATGTGTACCAAAATAGTTTTAGAATGGTTGGTAAGAATAGCTCAAATAATTCTGTTGTTCCATTACAAGCAGATTTAGAAAATGGTAATATTAAAACAATTAAGCAACCTTCTTCTAATTCAACTTCTTTGACAACTGTTCCAACAATTGGTTGGGTAAATGACCCAGTATATTCAACAAATGTTGTTCATAGAAGTGGTGATGAAGAAATAGATGGAACAAAAACTTTAGTAACTTATCCTAAAGTAAAATCAATAAGAGCTATTGCTAAGATTGGTGCAGATGGTAATAATGTTGCTACTTTTGAAGGTGTTGATACTGATAATGATAACTGTGCTTATATTCATACATTTGATGACTCTGGAACTCAAGATGCTTGTTTAGCATTACATTGGAATAATGGTCAATCATATGCTGAATTTAACAATGTTTATACACTTAACGCTTCAGATAATTCAAGAAAAGTTCCAACAACAGCTTGGGTAAACAATAGAATTAATGCTGTAACATCTGCTATGGATGTTTATTCAACATCTCAAGTTGATAGTGCTATCGCAACAGCTATTTCTGGAGTATATCGTGTTAAAGGGTCTGTTGCAACATATTCTTCATTACCTCTTGATAATAATGTTACTGGTGATGTTTACAATGTATTAGATAGTGGCGATAATTATGTTTGGACAGGAACTGAATGGGATAGATTATCTGGTACCGTTGATATTTCAACTGCTGCTATGACAAGTATAGTTAATTTGATGTATCCTGTTGGCTCAATATTTATTGGTGTAACTGATAGTTGTCCTTTAGCAACATATGCTGGAACTTGGGAATTAGTTTCAACAGGTAGAGTTCTTTGGGGAAGTGATTCAAATCATTCAGCAGGAAGTACGATTGAACCAGGTTTACCTAACATTACTGGTGAAATTAAGGGTTGTGAATCTAATAGTTCTCATCAAGGGTCTTCTGGTGCATTTACTCATTCTAGCACAGGTGGTGGTGAACAAAATGGTAATGGAACATGGGTTACATTTAATTTTAATGCTTCCCGTTCATCTTCAATTTATGGCAACTCTACTACTGTTCAACCACCTGCTTATGTTGTAAATATGTGGCAAAGAACTGCATAATAATTTGACAAACATTGACAAATATGATACAATGGAATCATTATGAAGAGGTTTAAGTTATCAGGACTATTAACATTACTTATTTCATTGACAATTTCCATTGTATCAGGATTTTGTACAGTTGTTGGTATGGGTAAAGTATTTACTTCAGCAGCTGTTGTAACAATGTTTATTGCTGCAGTTATTGAAGTAGGTCGTGTCGTTCTTCTTTATGATTTACACCATTTCTGGCATAAGTTAAAATGGTTTCAAAAACTACCTGGTTTAGCAATGCTTTTAATTGCTATGACACTTTCTGCTATGGGTGTTTATGGATTCTTTGCTGATGCTCATTCTCACAGAACTCAAGAAATAGTTCCAATAGAAATGGAAATAAAGCAAAAACAAGGTGAGATAAGTATTCTCAATCAAGCTATTCAAGTTAATGAAGAGCAATTAAAGCAATTTGATGGTAAAGCATTTTCAAAATACACTGAAATGGGATATGTTTCTAAAGCTGTTGCTTTACAAAAGGAACAACAAAAGGTTACAAATAAACTTTATGATGATAACCGTGAGAAACAAAAACAAATCACTAAACTTAATCAAGAAATTCTCGACCTTCAATTAGAAGCGGAACAAAAATCTCCAACATTAGCTCATCTAAAGTATTATGCTAAGTTATTTAATGTTGATGATGATACTGCTATTATCATATTCATTGTAATGATTATGACAGTATTTGATACATTGGCTATGTATTTAATGATTACTGCTGACTGGATTAATACAATGGATATTAAGGAAGAAGACGGAGAAGTTGTTGCAAAAAATGCAACAACTCAAACAATAACTATTACTGAAAAGGTTGATTTATCAAATATTGAAAAAGAATTGGTAGACCTTAAGTCTAAAATAGTTCCACAAAAGATAGAAAGATTCGATGATTCTCAAATAATTAATAAAATCAATGATTTACAATCAATGATGAAGAACAAACCTCTTTATGATAAGTTGACAAAAATTGAGGACAAAATTTCCAAAAAATAATATTGCAATTTGGACAAAAATAAGGTATATTATAAGTATAGGATAACAATCTAACAAAGTGAGGTAAGATGAAACGATATAATCCTAAATATAAACAAACCGTAATCTATGTTGGTGGAGACGATTTGGAATCAATTAATAGAGCATTGAATCGTTTAAGACACGAAACAGCTCCATTAATGAAAGAACTTAAAATGAAACGCTATTTTGAACCTAACACAGCAAAGCGTAAACGTAAGTTAAAAGAAGCTATTGCTCGTGAAAGAATGAAAATGCGTAAGTTAGAAATGTATGGTTAAGACCATAATTTTGATAAATATTATTGATGCGGAAACGTATCAGATAAACGCTAAAAGAACAAACTGAAAGAACAAACTGAAAGAATAAACTAAAGGAGAAATGATATGGCTACATTAGCAGAACTTCGTGCTAGAGTTAATAATGCACAAAAAACATCAAACAATTTCGACAATTCTACAATCTTCCAATTTTCAAGTTTAAAAGCAGGTGATGAAATCAGAATCAGATTTATCCCAGATGCTGATGCTACTAATGATTGGTTTTGGAGAATTCGTTCAACAAGAAAAATTCCATTTAATTCAATTAGATTAGCTAATGGAACAATTGTTAATAATAGATGTCGTGTATCAGTCCCAGCATTTAATTTGAAAAAAGGTGATACAAATATTGACAATTTAAGTGATGAATACTTATACTTGTCAAGTGATGATGTTATTCAAAATAAAATTAAAGGTTTCTGGGGTGAAACAAAAGAAAGTAAAGAATTGTACTATCGTTATGCTAAAAAAGATACTTATGTATATCAAGGATTTATTAGAACACCTGGTTATGAAACAAAACTTTACAGATTCTTAATCAATAAACAACTTCATGAGAAGATTTACTCATTTATGAATGATAGTGAAATTGATTGTATACCATCAGACCCAAATCATGGTAGAGATTTTATCTTAAGAGTTGCTGAGAAATCTGCTCCTATTGATGGTGTAACAACAATTATTAAAGATTACAATAATTCTAAATGGTCAAATAATGAATCACCATTAACTGAACAAGAAGTTGCTTGGTTAAGTGAAAATAATCCTTGGGTTTTGAGTAACTTTATTTCTAAGAGACCTTCCGTTGAACAAGAAGAAGTTATGATTGAATTATTTGAAGCATCTTATAATGACCAACCATATGATGTTGAAAGATGGTTAAATATCTTCAAACCTGATAATATTCATTTTGATGAGATGGGAAATATTGTTGATAAAAAAGATGGCAATAAGACTATGACTGAGATTCCAGCTGTTCAACCAACTATTAATCCAAATGGTCAAATTGAGCAAGTTGCTGAATCTGTTAAAGCTCCTTATCCAATGGGGGTTGACCCAAGAGTATATCAAAATACTGGTATGGATAATATAGTGGTTGCTCCAAATACAAATCCACAACAATATGTTTATGCTGCTCAACCACAAATGAGTACAGCTCAACCTGTTGTTCAACCAACAGTACAAACTGTTGTTCAACCAACAGCTCCACAGTTAATTCAACAAAATACTGTGCCTGTATCAGGTTCAACACCAAATGCTGTAATAAATGATATTTTGAGTAAATTCAATATCGGTCAACATTAAAATCAATGAGGGCATTAATTTGCCCTCAAATTAACTCTAACATTAAGGAGAATATATGAAACCTTTTGACTTAAGTAAATTTAAGAAAGAGACAACTAAAAATTTGTCATCAATTTCATCAGGATTTAGAGACCCATCCTTTTGGATTGATACAGGTAACTATGTATTGAATTATATTACATCTGGAGATTTTGAAAAAGGTATGCCTTTAGATGGTAAATTTAATCTTTTAGTAGGACCTTCTGGTACTGGTAAATCCTTACTATCATTTGGTGTAATGGGAAAATATTGTCAAGACCATGGTGTACAAATCATCCTTTTAGATACTGAAAATGCTGTTGATAAACAATGGGGTGAAAATTTTGGATTAAATTTGGAAGATGAATCTAAAATAGTAAGATTTAGTGTTTCAACACTTGATGATATAGCTGCTATTATATCAGGATTTGTAACAGAATATAAAAACAGTTATAAAGACACTCCATATGAAGAAAAACCAAGAATATTATTCATTATTGACTCATTAGGTATGGCAACAACTAAAGTTGAACAAGACCAATTTAATGATGGCGATATGAAAGGTGATATGGGAAGAAAACCAAAGCAACTATTTTCGTTATGTAGAAACTTTTTAGCAAGCTGTGCTGATGAACCCATTGGAGTAATTGCTACCAACCATACATATGCTTCACAAAGCATTTTTAAACCAGAAGATGTTATCGCTGGTGGTGGTTCAATGGAATATGCTCCATCAATTATTGTTGCTTTACAAAAGTCTAAATTAAAGGATGAAGAAAATAAAGGTAAAGAGAAAAAGAAGGATGTAATTGGTATTCAAGTTGATGCTACTTGTCGTAAAACTCGTTATACTAAACCATTCCAAAAAGCTACCTTTAATATTCCTTGGGATTCTGGACTTCAAAAGTATTCTGGGTTATTTGAACTTTTCACAGAAACATTAAGATATAAAGGTAATCCAGTTATTCAAAAGAATGGTTCATATTGTGTTTATTATGATTTAAAAACTGGTGAACAAATTTGGAACAAATATCGTAAAGACATTACGAATGAAGATTTCAATAGAATAATGAAAGATTGGAAAGAAGTAATGGAAACTGATTCTTCAAATACTGATACAACTAATATTATGGAAGGTATGGAAGAAGCAAGTACCGATAAAAAGAAGAAAAAGGAAGTTTAATACTTCCTTTTTTATTGATTTTTTGTATAACTTATGATATAATAGATTCTGATATAAATAGAGGTGTTATAAACAAGAAGGATAAAAAATGGACGCTGAAGAAATTTATACTTTATGGACATCTATATTTAATTATTTTCCTGTAAAGGATAGAGAAGAAGCATTGGGAGAATTTTTAAATAGTATATATGAAGCTGATGGATGTGAAATAAGTGATTTAGTAAATGTTGCTAACGAATATGATGATGAATTTTTTGTAAGAGAAGGTAAAAGATTTATTAAAGAAAATGATTTAGAGGAAGATTATGACGACTAATTGGTATAAAATAATTAAGGAAGATGCTACTAAAGTAAATGAAGCATTAGAATATTATAACAATGAATATTTAGAAGCAAGAGGAGAATTAAACGATAAAGGTAAACATCTCCAACAAGTTCAATTAGAGTTACCATCATTGTTTGAAATAAGATATGCTCAATTACAAGAATTAGAAGCAATAATGGAGTTCTTTGATATTAAAGTAAAAGGGCTTCGTTCTAATTTATACCAAAAGTTGATGAATAATTCTCAAAGAGCATTGACAAGTAATGATGTAAAGCAATATATTGATGGTGATAAGAACATCATGGATATTCAAATGATTATTAATGATATTGCTTTGGTAAGAAATAAATTTATATCGATTACAAAAGCATTAGATATAAAGAATTGGCAATTATCAAATATTACAAAAGCATTATGTGCAGGTCTTAACGACATTATTCTTTAAAATAATATGAGGTGGGGATGAAAATATATACAACTGTTAGCAAATGTTTTAATCGTTCTAACATTGGAGTAGTTTTACTTGGTGACAAAGACCAAATATATTTAGAAACAGCTTTACAAGTAGTTGAAGTAGATGATTATAAAGCTCATGCAGAAGGCATTAAAAGAGCATTAAGTTTTGTAAAAAATATGAAACCTTTATATGCTAAAGAAGATGCTCAATGTATATTTGAATGTGATGAGAGAGCTTGGACACAGACATATTTAGATAAAGACCCTTATATAAGATTAGTTCGTAAAGCATTAAATATAAATGTTGAAGTAGCAGATGATGTTGTTTCTAAAGATAGATATTATTTAAACATTGCTCGTAATACTGCTAGATTTAAATATGAAGTTCCACATAGGATTAATGACTATATCAAATAAATACTAATTAGATAATGAATGAATCGTTATCCGTTATGATTTATTTAAGGAGAATATTATGGGAAGACCTTTACGTCAAGACGTTATTGAAGCAATGGGTTTGGTTGCTTCTGGAAAAGAATTAAGCAAACAAGTTGGTTACAACAAATATAAAGTAAAAGATTCAGAAGATGAAATCGTAAGATTAGCTGAAGTTGAAGATGTAGCAGCTGGTGATGTTGTATTATCATTAACTGATGGTAATGAAGCAAAACCTGTTTTGAAAATTATGAAACATTTATTCCAAACAGCTGATGAATCTTATGTTTATGAATTAGATGCTGATGGACACGTTGTATTTGAAAAAGAAGGTGTTTCAATTTCTGGTGAAGAACCAACACCTGTAAATTATACATTTACAATTGAAGCAACTCCTGCTAGTGCAAATGTTACAATCAATGGACAATCTCAAACTTCTTTAACAGCTGCTGCTGGAACAGAAATTACATGGTCTGTTGAAAAATCAG